CCTTGCGGATGACATTCTGTCGGCCCTCGAGGATCGACGCCGCGGCCATGAGGCTCCGGCCCTGTAGCCCGCTCAGGCCCTCGTTGTAGACCTGCACCACGCCGGCGGCGCGCCAGCGCCGCCCGCCCTTCGAGGGTCGGGCGACGACCCGGCCGACGATGTGATCCGCCACCCGATCGCCGAGCTCGCGCACCAACTGGCGGCTGCCCGACCCTGACGCGAACCCACGCCGCGCGTCTGAGGCGCCGCGGTCGGCGATCTCTTGCATCAGGCGTTCGATGTTCTCGGCCATTTTCTGGCCGGGGTCACCGGAGAAGAACGGTCCCGACAGGGCGACCGCGGCCGTGACCGTCCCACCACCACCGGCGACTTCGCGCACGGTCATCCGCGCACCTGCTCCTGGCTGACCTTGTACCGCTTCAGCGTCCGGTAGTCGGGCAGGGCGAGGAAGCGGCCAACGATCGGCCGGCCCTGCTCGTCCACGCCGTCGACGTTCTGATAGCCCGTCTGCCGGGCGTTCCACGCCCGCTGTACGACCGCGAGCGCGAGCTGCGTCAGGTCGTCGGGAATGGCTGTCCAGCTCGCGGTGCCGGTGACCCGGACGTTGGCGTAGCCCTCGGGCCACACTGTGTACGAGCCTGCCGGGATGTCAGAGAGCACCAGCCAGCGATATGGGCTACCGGGCCCCGGAGCATGGCCCCGGAGGAAGTAGTCGGTCGAGGCGATCGTCTCGAACGTCCCGCCTGTCTCGGATGCGACCTCTACGAGCGATGCCGCCCGGATGCCGCCGATGCCCGGCAGGGACGCAGGGGGAAGCGGGAGGTACAGGTGCTTCAGGCCGTTGCCGTCGTACAGGTACGCGGCCGAGGTGATCGGGGCGACGACCTGGCCCATCTCGGATTCGAGGACCTGATTGGTCCGGTCGCAGAGCTTCCCGATGAGCGTGTCATCCTCGGCCGAGGTGGTCCCGGCAAGCTCCTTGAACAGCGCCGCGGTCGCGTAGGCTCCGGTCGCAGTTGCCACGGTTACACCTTCATCGGAATGGGGCGGACATCGCTAGGTCACAGGGCGGGCATTACGAGGACACCGCGCGCCATCTGCGGACAGTCCGGGGGTCGATGCCGAGGTGCTCCGCTACCCGGTCCACGGTCGGCTCGCGCCCCTCCTCTCGGAGCGCCTTCTCCGCTTCTGCGAGGAGCCGCCGGTTGCGCGAGGAGGAGGTCACGGCCGGCGGCATCAATCCCCGCTGCGTCCACGGCACGATCGGCTCGCGCCCGCAGGCGGAGCACCGACCCGGCTTTGTCTCGCCGCCGCACCAGCCGCACTCGATCATGCCGTCCGCTTCCAGACGTAGACGACGAACGGCGGCGCGCTCGAGCCATCGGCAACGCCCTGCGGCTCTTTGCCGCATCGGCTACAGAACATCCGGGCCTCCAGGGGGATGCGGGCGAGAGGCCCCTGTGCCCCCCGCCCGCAAGGCCGCTAGCTGGTCTTCAGGAAGACGAGGGTCCCGTCGGCCGTCGTGTCAGCGACCGCGCCGCCGGAGGTAAGGGAGGTCTGGAAGTACGCGGTGGAGCCCGTCGCCGAGACGGTCGAGACGGGCGTCTTGACGTAGGCCGTGGCGTCAGCCGCGACCGCCGCTACCCCGGCGGCCGACTTGTACAGGAGCTTGAGCGTGTCGCCGTCCTGCACGCCCTGGAAGTTCGCCGTGGTCACCATGTCCTCGACGGTGCCGCCGGTGAAGTCGTTGCCGCCGTAGATGATCCGGCCGTAGACGGCTTCGGCAGTCCGCGGGTGGGGCGTCTTCAGGAAGACGACCGTGCCGTCGGCGGTGTTCTCGATCGTCGCGCCTGCGTCGGTCTCGCACTGGAACGTGTTGGCGTCCAACTGCTCGACGACGCAGCGGGTGAGGTCGCCGCCGGTGATCGCGCCAATGGCCGACTGCGCTAGGGAGTAGAGCACGTCGCCATCGACGAGGCCGTGTGAGGTGAGGGTGAAGAGATCCTCGGACGCGCCGCCGGTGAAGTCGCCGAGGGCGACGATGATGTCCGCGGCGGCGACATCATCGACCCAGGACGAGATACCGGACTGCGTGAGGTTGGAGCGCGGGGCGGGGAGGGTTGCCGGGACGGTCATTGCGCGGTTCTCCTTTCAGGAGGGTGAGTGGGTGCGCCGCGAGACACGACGCACCCGATGTCAGGAGGCGGTCTAGGTGTCCGCGCTCACGCCGCTGTAGCTGGACACGCTGTAGGCGAACGAGTCCTGGATGTTGGCGTCCATCCGCGCCCATGCGTGGTACGCGATCTGCCGCGTGCCCTGGGCGGTGTACGGATCGACGAGGAGCTGCACGCCGCGCACGCGCCGGACGATGTAGCCGCGCCGGATGTCGCCGAAGGCGACGAGGTTGCCGGCCGCGGCGTCGATCGTGATCGGGAAGCCGTACAGGGTCCCGTGCGGAGCCCCGCCGATCGTCGCCCCACCGGGGATGAAGATCGGGACGCCCGACGCCTGGGCCTGCCAGAACTTGACGAGGGTCGTGTCCGACATCACGAACCGGCAGTTGCCGAGGTCGCGGTACGCCGAGTCCACCTGGAAAATGTGCTCCGACGCGGCCAGCGAGGCGACCGTGGCCGTCATCGTGTCCGCGCTCTTGGTGAGCAGGCCGACGGGGGCCGTGCCGCCGGCGCCGGTGGCGAGATCGACGGCCTGCTTGCGGCCGATTCGCTCGCCGAGGCGATCCCCGACGAACGCCGCGATGTCGAACGCCGCGTCCTGGATCAGCTCGAGGCTGACCTTCAGGGGCACGTTGCCCGCCCCGTTGGCGTCGTAGCTGAACGCGCCGAGCTCGATCGAGCCGAAGACGAGATCCGCGCCGACGGTGCCGGCCACGCCCTCGGCGGCGATGGCCGCAGTGTTGCTGGTGTCATCGTTGGACGGCCAGCGGAGCGATTCGCCGGTGGTCGTCGTGATCTCATCGGCCACGCCGGCGATGCCGCCGAACGCCTTGAGGCGCGTGGTGACGCGATCGAGGAAGCCGTCCGGGACGGTGTAGCCGCCCTCCGCGCCCGATCCTGCGATCGACTGCGCGAACTGCTCCATGAGCGCCTTGTCGCCCGTCCGCAGGTAGCGGGTGAACGCTGCCTTGTAATCGTCGGACTCGTACAGCCCGGCCTCCGGAGCCTGCGGCACGCGGCCGAGGTTGAGGTTGTGGAGGATCGTCATCCGCTCGATGCGGCGCCGCGTATCGGCGTCGGCCTTCTTGCGAGCGGCGAGCACCCGTGCGAAGCCCTCGTAGCGGTCGAGGAGCTCGCCCGTGAGCTCACCCTTGGCCGCGCTGAAGACCTGCTCCATTGTGGCCTCGATCTGCTCGTTGCTGAACGCCTCGGCCGTCGCGGCCCACTCGTCCACGCCGGACTTGGGCTGCTCGGCGAACTTGGCAGGCTCGGGCTCGGGGTCCGGCTGCTTGGGCGGTTCGGGGGTTTCCTTGTCGGTCACGTCTGACTCCTTGCTGAACGCTGCCACGGTGGAGGGGAATGCCGGCTCGATGACCGGGGCAATCGCCGTGAGGGCGGCGATGGAGGTGTACCGACGGACTCGCGTCCCATCGGTGGCGGTGGAGAACGTCGACCGGAGGCCGACGACATCGAACGACGTGCCGCCGAGCACCTTGGCTCGAGCAAGTTCCAGCAGGTCGTTGGCGTAGGTCGTGTTGGGGAGGTCGTCGGGCGTCTCGTAGGTGAAGCCCTGCTCCGTCCGCGTAATGACAAGCGAGCCGTTGTCGACCCGCGCGAACGTCCGCAACGGGTCATAGCCAAGGCTCATGTCGGCGCCCGCCTGGTGGCCCGCGGTCAGGACCGCCGCCGAGGCGTCGGCCTTGACGAGCGCGGCCGGGTCGACCTCGACGAGCTCGCCGTTGCGGCGGGTCTGTTGGCCCGCGAGCTGGACTGAGCCCCGGAGGCGCCGGCCCTCGACCTCGATCGTGGATGCGAAGGACAGGACTTCGGTCATGTGGGGGCCTCGTTAGCGGGCATGTCGACCACGGTGCCCCGGCGCGCGAGCATGGCCTCGGCCTTCTGCGCGGGGGTGAGCGGCGGGAGGTTGCGGATCTTGCGGGCCTCTTCGGGGAGCAGCAGCCCTCCCTTGACCTGTTCGAGCAGGAGCTTGATCTCGTCAGCCGGCGTGCCGGCGAGGAAGCCCGCGTAGTCGAACTCGACGAACTCGCCCTCGGTCCCCTGGACGCGGCCGTTCGGCAGCCGCCGGGTGAGCCGCTGCTCGATCCGGTCGGACCAGTTGGACAGGGTGTACTTCTGGAGGCCGAGGTTCTGCTCCGCGACGCCGGTGCCCCAGCTCGTCTGCTTCTCGGTGTCCGCCATGAGGTGCGGCGGGACGCCGAAGAGTTGCTCGATCTCCATGAGCACGAACATCAGCGTCTCGTGCCACTGGCTCTCGATGTTCGTGGCCTGCCACTTGTCGAGCTTCAGCTTGCGATTGATGAGCGCGACGTCGCCCGCGTTGTCGGAGCCCGTGACGTTGGCCCGGAGCTGCTCGAGGATCGCCTTGCCCTCGGTCTCGTCGAAGTCCTCCTCGCCCTCCGCGGGGGTCACGAGGCCGGCCAGGCGGATCCCGCGGCGCATCGTCCGGGAAATGGTCTTGTCGCCTGAGAGCGCGGAGCTGAACACCGCCCGCCCAGCCCACAGGAGGGGATGCCCGGCGAGGCCGTCCATCGACGGGCCGGGGATGTGGGTGATCTGCTCTGACCCGACCTCTTTGGTCTCGGTCGATCCGGCCTCGCGGTACTCGAACACCTTGCGCCCGTTCACGCGCTTCACCCGCAGGATCGAATCGGGGATCAGCGGCCGGTAGGCGATGCCCGGCGTCCCGTCGGCCCGCGCCTCGTGCCAGAGGTAGGCGTTGCGCCAGAGCAGGAGGTGGATCAGGACCGTCTCGACCCACTCGAACGGGGTCATGCCGTCCTGCCCCGGATACGGATCGTCGAACTCCGACGGGATGCGGACGCGATCGCCGCCCTGTCGCTCGTAGGTTCGGAGCGGGAGGCCCGCGATCGTGGTGATGATCGACACCGCCCGGAGCACGGCGGAGAGTCCGATGACCGTGTACGGCGTCACCGACTCCTGGGCGTTATCGTTGCCGGTCAGCCACTCGGCGAACGCCTTGTCGGCGACCGACCACTGCGTGAACCGCTCGCGACCCATGAGGCGATCAAGGAGACCCATCCTCCGAAGCGTGGGACGCGAGGCCCGCGAAAGGTATTCGCCTTATGTTTCTATGCCGCGTCCCGGTCGATGAACACGACGCGCACGACTTCGATCGTCGTCTGCACGCCGAGACGGGCCCTAGCCGTGGCGAGCTGGTTGACGACGGTGCGCGGCGACTTGCCGAGGGCGTGCGCGGCGGCCTTCACCGTGCCGTTGCGGAGCACGGCTTCGAGGGCGACCCGCTCGGCCGGGGTGACCTTCATGCCGCACCGACGAACAGGGCGGGTCGGGCCTTGGTCTGGTGGCGGAGCGCCTGGTCGTAGGCGAGGCACAGGGCGATCGCGGCGTCGATCTTGCCGTGGCTCATGGACTTCTCAAGGGTGAACGCCCGCTCGTTGTAGCGGGGGACCGCATTGAGCACCTGACGGGTGAAGTTCTCGTCGCCGTCGTGAGTGATCTGGCCGCGCATGATCGCGGCGTAGGTGTCACCGA